AAGGTAATACATACAAGTTTGATTTAAGCGATGCTTCAAACAAAACACACGCATTAAGATTTTCAACAACAGAAGATGGCACTCATAGAGAAGGTAATGCGTACACAAAAGGCGTAAGTGTCGAAGGTAAAGCAGGTGAAGATGGAGCATTTATCAGTATAGAGATTATGGAAAATACTCCTGATTTATATTATTACTGCGTCAATCATAAAGGCATGGGTAATAAAATTAAAATAAATACTCAATTAAACGAAAGAGCAATAAGCGCTAAAACAGAAGAAGCGCTTAGAAATAAAGTTAAAGAACATAATGAAGAAGTTAATAATGCTAAAAGTAAAAAAACAACTTTTAGAGTGTTGAAGCAAGTTTATGAGCGTGGAATTGGCGCTTATAATACTAATCCAGGTTCTGTTCGTCCGTCGGTTAATAATGCTAATCAATGGGCAATGGGACGGGTTAATTCTTTTCTTTTCGCATTGCGAAACGGAAGATATAGAAGCGGGAAGCATGATACGGATTTACTTCCTAAATCACACCCTTTATCAAGTGAGGAGAAATCTATGAAAGATAAAGAAGATAGACACATCCTCAATGTTAGCGAAACCAACGACAGTGTAGTTGTTGAATTTGCAAAGCATAAAGAGGATGAAGAAAAAGAAGGCGAAGAAATAGAAATTACTGAAGAAGCGCGCCCATATCATTATGATGAAGATGATGATAAAGATAGAAAAGTAGTTAATTTAAAAGTTAACTATAGAACTATTGATTTATCAAGATCTGAATTTATTGATGAAGAAAAAAGGCGTGTTCGTATAGGCGTTTCTAGTGAAGAGCCTGTTGAACGTAGTTTTGGTATGGAAGTGCTAGGACACAATGCTGAAAACATAAATATGGAATTTATGCAATCAGGCAGGGCTCCACTTTTGTTAGATCATGATATGACTAAACAAATTGGAGTTATAGAAGAATTCAAACTAGACGAGGCGCAAAAAAGGACAATTGCTGTAGTTCGATTTGGAAAATCGGATTTAGCTCGTGAAATATTTGAAGACGTTAAGGATGGTATTCGCATGAATATAAGTGTTGGATATCGTGTAGATAAACTAGAACGTATTAACAAAGACGATGAAAGCTATTATAGAGCTAGTTGGACGCCGCTTGAGGTTTCCTCTGTAAGTGTTCCGGCAGATCAAAGTAGACTTGTTGGCGTTGGTCGTTCACAACCTAAAATAGAAATAATGGAAAAAGATAATATTGAAATTAATCTTGATGAAGTTAGATCTCAAAGCGCAGACGAGGCTAGAAAAGAAATTCTTAAAAATTCAAAAGAAATTATTGATCTAGGCGTAAGACATAATAAAAGAGATTTAGCTAATCAAGCTATTAAAGATGGTCTAAGCGTTGAAGAATTTAGGGGTTCATTGTTAGAAAATATTTCTAATGACAAGCCGCTTGAAACACCTTCAGACATTGGACTTTCTGAAAAAGAAACAAAAAGATTTAGCATCCTAAGAGCAATCAACGCTATGGCTAACCCTACAGATAGGAAAGCTCAAGAAGCTGCTAAATTTGAATTTGAAGCTTCTGAAGCTGCACAAAGAGCTTACGGCACAACAGCCCAAGGCATAATGCTTCCTTCTGAAGTTTTAAGAAATTGGAATCAAAGAGATTTATCCGCTGGTTCAGATGGCGATTTAATTGGCCAAGATTACAGAGCAGGTGATTTCATTGACGTTCTAAGAAATAACTCTGCTGTAATGCCACTAGCAACTATGTTAAATGGCCTTACAGGCGATGTTAAGATTCCTAGAAAAACTGCTGCTGCTTCTGCTGCTTTTATTAGCTCAGAAGGCGGGGCTGCTGGCGAATCTGAGTTTACAGTTGGTAATGTTAGCATGTCTCCTAAATCATTAGGCGCATTTACAGACATTACTAGACAGCTAATGCTTCAATCATCAGTTGATGTAGAAAACTTAGTTAGAAATGATTTAGCTGCTTCAATGGCTATTGCTATTGACGATGCTGCATTAGAAGGCTCCGGCTCTTCAGGAAATCCTACTGGGATTACTAACACGAGCGGAATTAACAGCGTATCACTTTCAAGTGCTGCTGCTCCTACTTTTGCTGAAATGGTTTCTATGGAAACAGCTGTTAGAGTTGATAATGCATTATTAGGCGATTTAGCCTATATTGTGCACCCAACTAACTATGGCACATTAAAAACTACTGAAAAAGCTTCTGGCACAGCTCAGTTTGTTGCTGTTAATGATGAGATCAATGGCTATAAAGCAGTTGTTTCCCCTCAGCTCACAGCTAATAACTATGTGTTTGGAAACTTTAATGATTTACTTATTGGAATGTTTGGAGGCCTCGATATAGTAGTCGATCCTTATACAAATTCAAGTTCTGGTACAGTTAGAATTGTTGCACTCCAGTCAGTGGATGTAGCTGTTCGTCATGCAGTTTCTTTTTGCGCTGCTAGTTAATGGTACTTAGTACAAATAATATGGGTGGCTTAATTGTCACCCAGACTAAAAAAGGTGAGTATATGAAATATTTAATTTTAAGTAATACAGTTGCTAACAAAGAAAAAGTCAAAGCAGGTGATGTAGTTGAGCTACATGTTGACGAGGGTAGAGCTTTGATTGGCTATGGTAAAGCTGAAGAATACAAAGGCAAGCCAAAAAAAGAAACTAATAGAAGCGTAGGATTAGAAAAATCTGAAGCCCCTAAGCCTAAAAAAAGAAGTAAAAAATAATGCCATTAGAAAGTGCTGCTGATTTTTCAAGCTATGTAGAAAGTACAACAGGACATGGTGTTACTGCTACTTTTCTTGAAAAACAAAATAATTTTTTTGATGATTTTCCGTTAATAGACACTTTAGGTCTTATTGATGAGGGTGCTTCTAAAATAATAAATTTAATTATTGATCAAGAATATTTTGGTATCGGTGGTGGTACAGTTGATGTAGATGGTTTTGAACCAAGAGCAGTAGTCAAAGCTACAGACGTTCCATTTATATCTCAAAACGATGAATTAAGAGTAGATGCTATAACAACAGATCAGGGTAATACACTTGTTGCAGCAACTACATTTTTAGTAAAAACAGTTGAGCCTGATAATACAGGCTTGGTTTCATTGGTGTTACAGAAACAATGAGCCAATTTAGATTAGAAACAGAAGCAGATATGCTTAATTATTTAGATAAAGATTTTGGACATGGTATAGGTGCAACTTAT